TTTTTTGACAATAAAAAAAGACCAGCTTATGGCTGCTCTATTTGCGTTGTATTTTCAGTTGGTTGTGTCTCTTGCGGAGGGCGTTGACCAGTAAATAAGAAATAATCATCAGAACAAAGTTTCTTTTTCCCAAAACCCGTTTCTAATTCATACAAACGCGCGCCACGTTTACATATTTCGCATCTTGTTGCAATACGGAAATATATCGTTCCATCCGTTTCCCCCCACACCTCTACTTTATTAGCACCATATAAACCGGCATTGTTTAGCATATCAAAAGGAATTCGCACAAATACTCCGTTTTCGTTTCTTTCTGAATCTACTAACCTACCCGCAAACGGAGCACCTTGCCCCGCTTGTAAGGGATAACCTTGTAAATCCTTGTAATCATCCATATATTTTCCTCCTAAACGTTAGGTAGCTTGTACCATTGTCCTCCCATTCCCATAAAATAAAACCCATAGCCTTGACCGCCATCAAAGAAACGGATGGATCCAGCTTGGCCCATTTTATTACGCCCTAAATTTATTCCCTGCGTTAGAATAGGTTGATTTATGAATACATCCTTTTCTGTACTTATATCAAAGGTCTGCCCATGATCAGCTGGACCTATGTTGTTATTTACGCCGCCTATAGCAATTTTATTAAACGGTTGAAGACCATCAGCCCTTTCTGCTGCCGCACGATCCCAGTTATACATGCAAGCATAGTTACCACTAACCAATGTTATACCTGAAACACAAACAGCTCTACCCGCAGAAACTTGCGCATTTGCAGCTGTAACTTTAACTACAATCATATGTTCTTGTGGATTGTAATTGTTAGGAACGGTAAATGTGAAATTATACCTTCTAATTTCACCATAAAATGTAGATGGCTCTGGAAAATCTTTATATATTTCGTGCCAAATTTTATAACCCACTTCATCCAATGGCGTAACAAAACATACCTGCAATCGTGGTTTTGCAGTTGTACGCACACCGTTAATCTGTGCGGTTCTATAATGCGCTGACAATGTATAAGAGTTTCCTGGATGAATCCCGTTTTGAACCTTTGTTTCTGGATAATTATACGTGTCGACACGGACTGCATTTACCATTTGTTCATAGTTAAATATAAAAGTGTTATTTTCTATCACTACACCGTTTCCTTGTACTTTCCAAGGTAGACCATATCCAGCACCAAACCCCTGATAATTTGGGTTACCTATGTTCAATTTTGGAACACTAGAAAAATCATGATCGGCTATTAAATTTCGTTTTGGCATAACAGTTGTTTTCGTTCCCCATTCATCTTCAAAAAGGAAGTCTAACATTTTAATAGTAACGCCGTTTTTATCGATGGTAATCTTATCGCCATTAATTTTGATAAGATTCGTATCAATACCCTTTGCGGTTAACCATCGCACCATTGTATCGGCATTAATATCCAGTTTTGCAGCATTGATTGTAATTTTCCCAGGGGACATATTGATCGCAGTGACAATGCCGTCCTTTAAAATCTGCGCTAAAATCCCTTCATCTAACACTTCTAACTTAGATTCCGTTTTCTTTACATAGGCATTATAAGTCTCATTTATAAACGTTTCTTGTTTTCCAGAGATAATTGAAACGCCTTTTTCAGTAGCACTAATACTTCTTTCTAACTCTGTAACTTTTTGATTGTATTTCTCAGTAGCTACTCTATTAGCTAGATCTTCTAGCATTTTATCAACATCGGTTTGATCTTTCGGATGTAACCAAAATTCTGTAGCTATCGTACCACGTTGTAACATAGGTGCAGCACACCATAAACGCCCATTTCTCGTAACGTAATAACGCCATCTCACAAACGCTGCATTAGCTGGCGCTTTATCTGTACATACAGCACGAACCCATGTATGATTTACAACCTTGATATTAGTTCTAGCTGTTTTAACACGAGTTTTTTTGTCAGCCTTCCACCATTCAATTTCTATAAATGCACCGCCACTATCAATAAGTGTTTTCCCATCTGTATTGAAATAACCTGATGCAACAAAGTCCTCGTTAACCTGACACTCAATGAATTGACTTGTAAGTCCCCACCAACGATCTTGAGTCTGGCCAGTACCGGTAATTGCAAATGTATTCATACCTTTGTATTTTAAATTCGTATCAACAGATCCAGTTGCTCCATTACCACTATTCCAAAACCAATATTTCTGCCCTAACTTAAAATCCGCATCACGCAATTCGTTGACAGTACCTAAACCGCCTACATAATCCTCAACGTCTTTCTTTTTCATTGTTAATTTCAATGCTTCAGAATGTTGACTTATTGTTGTAGTAGCCTGAGTTAATGTTTTTCCTTGCTCAGTTTGTGTTTCCTGTAATTTCTTAACACTTGCAGTTGTTCCTTCTGCATTCTTTTCTACAGTGTTAACACGTTCATTAAAAGAGGTTTGTGTTTTTTCTACCGTTTTAATACTTTCTTTGATTCCATTCACACTTTGCTCAATCTCAGTTGTTTTTTTCGTGAACGTTTCTTTAGAAGTAACTTCATCATTAGCAGGCTGCCATGTAGTTCTTATGTTCCCCTCTTCCAATTTCGCATGATGTGAGTTTAAATTACCATCAATATTTCGTCCAGAGTAATAAGACCTAATTTGAGTTACATCCTTATCTTTTGTTTTGAATGTAACAGTTAGAGGCTCGTCCTTATAATCTACATTAATCTTCAATTGTGAGTCTGCACGTACAGATTTCCATTCTTGCTCTCCGTCTGTATAAGTTATTGCCGTTTCTACACCGAACCAAGGATTTGTATTAAGTTTAGTCATTTTCCCAGTGAATAAAAAAGAAATAGTAAACGTCTTATTTCTGTAATTAATCTTATTAGAAAGAGTCATTTGTTTACTGTCTGACCATGTTCCAGTCATATTCTGTTTGTTTAACCCTGTTTCTGAATCGCTTGCTAGATTAATTGAACCTACAGAAATGTTACTCATGTCGGTTTGTAATTGTTCAATGGTCTGCTTATTTGAAGTCGCCGTGTTCTTTATTTCATTTGTTGTTTTTGTTAAAACGTTTGTTGTTTGCTTCACATCGGCAATAGTTTGTTTTGTACCTTCAACTGTATCTTCGACTGTATTTAATTTTCCAGTGATTTCACCATCTTTTTTTGTTAATGATTCAATAGATTTAGTAAAACCCTCGTTAGTTTGTTTCATTTCAGAAACAGTTTTATTAATTTCACCTTGAGAGTTTTGTACATTTTTAATAGTTTGCGAAACTTCTTGGAGACTATTTTTAACTTCCTTGAATTGTCCATTGGTTTCGCTTTGCGCTTCTTCCACTTTTTTGTTTAATTCTTCTTTTGTGAGCTGAATATCTTTATTAACTTGTTTCAGTGTTTCTTCCTTTACTGACTCTACATCAGGAATAAGAAGCTCCCAACCTTTACCGTTCCACACTTTTAAAATACCCGGTTTACCGTTGGTAATATCTCGCCACACTGTTTTACCTACTATAAGATTATCGGACGGTGGATTTTTAGCTTCAATAATATTCACCGTATTATTTTTTAGGTTTTCCTGGACCTTTTCCGCAAGTTTCTTCGCGACTTCAGATTCTTTTTGAGCATTGTTTGCTGTTACAACAGTTTCTTTAACTAACTCATCTAGCCGATTAAGAATTTCTTGTTTACTATCTATTGAAGCCAGGACTTTATTATAGAGCTTACGTAATTCTTCATTAGCATCCACAATTTCTCGATAATCTCCGAATACATATTTATCTTGTGAAGGATCAGTAAATGATTCATCACCAGCTATTACCCGTGCTTCTAAATAAAGTTTCGGTGTAAATCCAGTATCTTTAATTCGAATTGTGTCGCCTTCATTAATTAGCTCATGAGCTAGTCCAAATACACGACCGATACTTTGTGCATTTACTTCATAAGAAACAGATGAATTAACGCGTTTCTTTATCTCTGTTTTCATAAGAGTCATTAAACGTTGTGGTGTTATATCTTGCTCTGTCTCCGGTGTATAGAATCCGAATTTATGTTGTCCTTGTTCATTCCATCGCTGGAATGCATCATTGTCTACAAGATAAGGAATTCCATTATTAATACTAGAGATGGTTATAAAGTCTCCACCTTCTTTTTTTACGAATCCTAATAGGGCTGTACAGATGTTTTGGGAATTCTCAATTCGTTTGATACCCATCAAATCTTTACCAAGAGTTACTTCTTTGCCTGTATCACGTCCTCGTTTTTTCACCATATCTACATAACGACCAACAATTTGAGACCCTACAACTTCCGCGCGATATTGAATTTCTAAATCGAATAAGGAAGCAATGTCTTTTAAAAATTTCAGTGGATCTATAAATTCATCAATCGTCATAGTGTGGAAGCCAGCGTATTCTGTTTTTCCTCTTTTCCACTTCGTACCCACAAGAGCTATATCGATAAACTCATTGACTGTTTTACCTACAATCTTCTGTGGATTGACAATGCCAGCTTTCGCGAGTTGAATCCATTCACCAGATGCATAAGCAATGACTGATCTATCATCTGAATCTTTTTCAGCTTCAGTAATTACATATGGAACAATGCGACCATCACGAACTTCTTTTAAAACTAAATTTTGCTGCATGAGTGTCACTGCATGATCTGTATTATCAAACACTTTAAACTCTAATGTATCAATGTTATTTTTTATTTCCCAATGTCGTTTATCGTCCCAATAATCTTTTGGTTGTATATTGGAAACAATTTGACTCGTTTTAAAATCAACAACATGTAAGATTCCACTTGGTGTCCTCATCTAAATCGCTCCCTATACGTTACTTTGGCTGTTCCGACAGTTGAAGGCATGATTTCTAGTTTATTCGAACCCTTATGAATAACAGGATAGTCACTAAATATATCTTTTAGATTAATAGCACTTTTACCATTTATCGTTACAAGACTTCGCTCAGTATCAATAACTACTTTGTCACCAACATCAAAGATATAAGGAGGATTATTTTGTGTATTCATGTTAACCTTCCAAATTTTCAAATCGTCAATAGACATTTGCGAACAAAACATGTTGTTAGAGAACTGAGAAATGCTGATTTGTACTTGAGTGACTTTATTCATATTCACGTTATTTTCATCAAACCAGACAACGAACCTTTCAGCATCATCGATTTCAGTACCTAATATAAACTTAGAAATATACGCTTCCCATCTATTACCTGTCCTAGCGAGCCATAATCGCCCTCTAAAATTAGTCCAAGTATCTGGATGATCTCCATGTTCATTAATTAAAACTTGCCCACCAGGTTTCTTACTGTTCCCCACACTAGCAAATCCACTGTTTTGCTCCGCTTCCCATTGGACATCACTCATTGATATACGGGCTACATAATCGCTATTTTCATCAAGAAGACCTATTTCCACACGTCCCATTTGATCCCAATGATGACTATTAATACGTACATAGGCTTGCATGATGAAATCCTGTAAAGGTCCTTGTGGAATATTCTTTTTGGCTATGCAACCATGCCATCCTTTTACTGTAGGTTCACCTAGATATTCAGCCATAAAACGATATCCATCTGATTTAAACTTTCCTCCACCAGTCATATCTTCTGTTTTAGGAACATCTGTCCATCCTATGGTTGTCCCCATTTCGTCCCATAACACACGTTGATTTCTTTCCACTGGAACCTGGTCTGCTTTCAATGGATATCCAATACGAAAATAATCCGTTCCATTCCATACATCAAGAAATGTGGAAGGCTTCGTTACTTCAACTTCTATAATTGGGTTAGATTCGACGCTTCCTTTGTTTTGCACATTTGCTATTAACCCATGTCCATCCATTTCAAATTCTACCGTTTTAGTAGGTCCTAACTTATATGGCATTGGACAAACAAAATTCAAAGCACCTTTACCTAAAGTAATAAAATCCTCAGGATCAAAATCTTCATCAATAACCGCCAGGTATGTCCTATCAGGTGTTACATCAAAGACTAATTCAACAGGTTTTTCTGTAATTAACCACTCTGCAATTTCTTCTTTTAATGTTTCTACGTCAGATCCATCAGGAACAATAATTCCGACCGGAACAGGTAAAACTCGCATTTCAGTTTCTGTCGTTAATAATCTTGCACCTGGATAACCTGAAACACTTAGAAATTTTCGTTTTAATGGCGCCCAAGCTGGCCTTTTCCAGCCTTTTTCGATTTGAATAAAATCCTTACGTATATTGTTAAATGTAAAAGAACTCATACCGTCACCCCACTTCTCTCTAAAATAAAAGAAACCCAAACCTAAAAGGCTGAGTTTCTTTTTTCTTCTCTATCTTGATACTCGGTTGTATATCGATAAGTACCACGTGCCACATCTCTTCCCTCTAAAATAACTGGAACTTCAACAACTAAATCTCCACCAAGTATTGGAATTACTCCACCACTAGAAGATGAACCAGATCCGTAATTAATCACTTGATTCGATACACTGCTTGCCATAGCTTGTCTACTATTTGACATGCTTCCATATACACCACTCATGACACTCTTTAATCCTGATAATTGACTCACAGAACTAGCCATCATACGGCTCATTTCATCCATTAGTTGATTTATTTCTCCCGGCATAACAAACTGTTGTCGTGGCATGGCTGCTACAATTCCTGCACCAATATCTCCAAGTGTCTTTTTATTCAGGGGAAGCACTGCTTCTCGCCCCGCTTCTCCTGCACCTTGCAAGTTTCCGCCATTCATTCCAAAGATAGTCGGTTTAGTGAAGATACCACCTTTTGCACGCCAATCTATATTGAGGCCGGACGGAAATGTAATATCTTTTCCTAAAATGTTTTTCGTACTAGTTTGTAAGCTGAAGTGTGGAAGAGGTGGCATTTCTGGTTTTGGAATTTTCAACTTCAAGTCACTAAAGAATCCTTTAATCTTTCCAATGAATTTTTCTATACTGTCAACTGCATCTTTAATTGGATCTATAATGAAATGTTTTGCCGCTTCAAATTTTTCTTGAGCTGCATTCTTAACAGAATCAAATTTTTCCCGTGCTGTATTGTACATATCATTGAATTTCTCTTTTGCAGAATTATAAGCTGAAATAACTGGTTCAACGATGTATGTGTAAACCATCTTCCACGCTTCAAGTGTATAGCCTTTTATTTTCGCCCAAATTCCTAACATCCAATTGGATAAATCACTAAACTTTTCTTTTACTAAATTCCAAGTATCTTGTACAGGTTTTATAATATATTGTTTAAATAACCCCCATGCTGCTGATGTATATGATTTAACTGTCTCCCATTGTGAATTTAGCCAAGAAACTAAATCACTGAACTTTTCTTTTACTAAGTTCCAAATGTCTAGAACAGGTTGAATAATATATTGCTTAAATAGTCCCCAAGCAATTTGTGCCATAGCTTTTGCAATTTCCCATTGTGTACCAAGCCAAGTGACCATTTCACCGATTTGTGTACTTATCCAGTCGTAAGCTTCCTGAATCGGTTGAATAATATATTGACAGATTGCCGCCCATGCAATTTGTGCACCTGCCTGTATTAACAACCAACCAGCTTCTAAAACGGTAGAAACTGCCGAAATAATTGGATCTAAAACAGTAAGAATTGTATCCCATGTTTCTTGCCATGCTTGCGTTAATGTTCCCCACAATTCAGATGCTGTTTCAACTAAAGAGGACCACCAGGAGGAAGCAGTTTCAACAATACCAGACCATAAACTACTAAAGAATTCACCTATTGGATCAAAGAAACTGTGCATCATTTCTATGAAAGAAGACCATGCTTCAGAAAAGAATTCAACAGTAGAATTCCATGCATCGCTACACGCCTGCTTTACCCCCTCCCATAAATCACTAAAAAATTGACCTATTGGATCAAAAAATTCATGCATTACGTCTAAAAATGAAGACCATGCTTCACTACAGGATTGGGATATCCCATCCCAAAGCTCTACTAAGTACTCTTTAATAGAATCCCATGCTTCTATTGTCCAATTTTTAATATCATCCCAGTTTTTATAAATAGCCACTCCTAGAGCAACTATAGCGGCTATGATAATAGGAACAATAGCAACTATACCTAGTGCCGCGGCGGCCCCAATTTCAAATACCCCCATGACCGATACAACAATTGGTGCAATAGCCATAAGTGCCCCTGAAATTACTCCAATAGCCGTTGCAACTGCTGCTAAGGTCGCTGCTAATTCTGGATTATTAGAAATCCAATCAGCAATACTAGCAACAACATCAGCAATTACTCCTAGTATAGGTTCAAGAGCCATTTGCAAATCGCCCATCGCTTTTTGGAACTTTACTGCTGGATTTGCATCTAATTTTTTAACAGATTCATTTAAGTTGTCTTGGTTTTGTTGAAGATCTTTTGTTTTCTTAGAAGCTTCAATTAAAGTGTTTGTTAAATTTTGACCTTGATCTTCAAACATAGTGGCTAGAACTTTAACCCCAACCTGATTTTTCTTAACTGGGTCTTCTATTCCGTCAATAGCTTTAGCTACTTCTACCATCGCTGCTGCGCCATCTCTTCCGCCTTTAGCGACAGATGCTCCCCATTTTTCTATTTGTTCATTCGCAATACCAGAACCGTCAAGCGCTTCTTTTAAAGCCTTATCAGCTCCTTGTGCGAATTCAGTTAATTGAATCCTACCTTCTTTCAGTCCGTCTAAAAGATTATCAATATTCCAACTACCAGTTTCAACACCAGCTTCCATAATTGCTTGGACTTCCTCAGCTTTAAAACCTGCACGGGTTAGCTGGCTACCATATTCAGCAATGATGTCTAACTGTTCTGGCGGAAATCCCATTTTTAACAAAGCATCAACCATACCAAGAGCACTATCTTGCGTTATTCCTAATTCATTTCCTATTTCATAGGTTTCTTGAATCAACTCTGTAAAATCTATACCGTCATAGGATTGCGCGATTGTTGCTGCACCTTTAACGATAGATGCATTCGCTTCATCACTAATATCTTTATTTAAAGCCCATTGCCTACGTACACCAGCAAGTGATTCTTCAGCATCCACTCCATAAGCTGTTACGCCTCTTATTGCTTCTTCTACTGATTTTTTCGAGGATTCAGGGACATCAAAAGATATATCAATTTTGGTTTTCAATTTTGACATATCAAGTGCTTTTTCAACAGCTGTTGCAATTCCACCACCAGCTGCTAATCCACCGATAACATTCTCTAATCCTACTTTTAGACCTTCAAACTTCTTCTCGGTTCTGCCGGCTTCTTGTTGTAAGTCTCTTAACTCATTTTGTACTTGTTGTATAGAGTTTCCGGCATCCACAGATCGAAGGGCACGTTGTAATTTTTCAATATCAGCTTCAGTTCCTAAAGCTTCACGACCAATAAGACCAATTGCTTGTTCTAACTGTCGACTTGTAGCCGATCCACTTTTAATTGCATTTACAAGACGATTACCTAATGCACTCGCAAAATCATCAACACTTTTTCCTGTAGCACTAAATAAAGTTTCTAATTGTCGTGTTGAACTTGCTACATTTTCTTGTTCGGCTTTCATATTACCGAGCTTGTTTTTCAGACCATCAAGTGACCCTTGTGTAAATTCAATTTCACGCCTAAATGCGCGGTACTGCTCTTCTGAAATTTTCCCATTCTGAAATTGCTCTTGAACCTGTTGCTCCGCTTCTTTTAATTTATCGAGCTTTTGTGTAGTTTTTTCAATTTGTTGTGTAAGCAACTGTTGCTTTTGAGCAAGTGCCTCAACGTTACCGGGATCAAACTTTAATAAACGTTCAACATCTTTTAACTCTTTAGTCAAAGAATCACTTTGCTTATTCACGTCTTTTAAGGCATTTTGTAACGGCTGCGTATTCCCTCCAATTTCAATCGTAATTCCTTTAATTTTTCCTCCTGCCATTATCTCACCCCTTTTTCTTAGAAAGCATTAAAGTCTTCTTGAGTTGCTTTTCGAACTTTTTCTTTTCCTGGATTTTTCATTTCAGCATACTCAGCGATATAATCAAAACAATCACCAATCGTCATCACTTCTAAGTCCCAATATGTAAGCTTTGCTTCATAACAAAGAGCAAGGAACAATTCAGTGCTTAATTCTTCATCACCGAAAGTCCCTTGCTCTTCATTAATTTTCTTTACTTTTTTTTTGCTCCCATTGTTTTTTGAACCATCTCATTAATTTCCGGCATTATATCGTAAATAGGAAACTCATCAAACCCTTCTAACCAAGTCATCGGGTCTGGAATTTCAGGATCAGCTGTTTTAGCGTATAACCAAACTAGATCGTAACAAACTTCAAAATCTACTTTATCGAAATCTAAGTTAGAAAAATCAATAGTGCCTTCTGTTGCATCTTGCGAAGCGAATGTACCTATAGCCCCTAATTTAAACATATCGGCAAATAAATCCCGTCTAAATTGCGCCTTATATCGCTTGGCTGATGCTGCATTAGCTTTTAATTTGACCTGTTTTCCGTCTATTGTAATTGTCTTTTCCATCTACTTACGCTCCTTTTGGTAATGCAGGTACTTTTGTATACACTTTTTTGTACCAATTATTATAAATATCTGTTTTTGATTTAGTAGTAGTTTTCGTTTTAACCATACGTTTTCCATTAATATCAATAGGGCTGGATACAAATTTAAGTTCATTTGTATTTGGCTCCGCTGAATTTGTTTTCGTTTTAGATGCAAGTGTTGGACGACTTGCAGAACAGTTAAACATAACGTGTCGAGTTGCTCGTACATCGCCATCAAATTCAAATAATAATGCAAATGATTTTCCTTTAGCATCCGCTAACTCATTTAACACACCATCTTCTTCGTCTAATTCCTCTCCTAGTGCGTCAATTGCAAATTGTTCCGGAATAGTCGCAATAGAAAGCGTTCCATCATACCCTTGGTTATTACTTGCAGCGTAATAAAGCATGTCATCAGCGTAGAATTCAATTAAATCCCCTCGTGGATCAAACGTTAATTCAACCGCACCAGGTAATGGAATTGGTGTATTAAATGTAACTACACCATCTTTAATATCGAAAAGCGCATAATGGACATTCTTTAAACCAAATGCTACTTTATTTTCATTCATTTATATCAACCTCGTTTCATAAAATTTTTGATACATATTTTCAGATTCAATAAAAGTCCCATACGAGTCATACGGAATCTCGTGATCATCTAGAACTTGTTCTAGCTTGGCTTCCGCAACTACATCTTTCTTAGTTGTATAAAGCTCTATATTTACATCATTTATCTTGTGATACACCTTGTTATCAGCCATTAAATTTGCTGACCCATCCACAAGAAAACAGATATACGGTGGCGCTGGAACTGGATTACCTGGTGTTGCTATGAAATGCGAATAAGCCACAGGATAGCCTGTAGCTTCAAGAATTTTTATAAATTCTCCTAATGTTAATGTCATGATTCAATTGCCCTTTCAATACGTTTTGGCAATTCATCAATTACATACTCTTCAACGGGACGAATATGCACTTTCTCCAGTACTCGGCCACCACTAGCTTTCGCATGGCCATTTTCTAAAAGATGCGTTAATTGCCCTTTTGTATTATGGATAACAACGGCTTTATCTACTTTTTTCTTACGCCAACCTTTACGATAACCACCTGTTTTTTAGGACTATTTTGTCTTAACTTGTTTACAGCAATATCAGCTACATCTTCTTGTGCATTTGTTAATTCTTCTTCCACAACATTTGCATATCTTTGCAATTCTCTAGCAAGATCACTCGCAAAATCACTCATATTAAACATGCTCCTTTGCGATAATAGTCAATGTTTGATACATTTCATCATCATTCATTGGCGGTTCGATGATATCAAAGATACGACCTTTCATATTAATTCGCATTTCTTCCGTAATACCAGAAGTGTATGGAATTACGAATCGATAAACCCGTGTAGCTTGTGAAGCGGAAGCTTCAATGTACTCAGATCCTTTCACTGTTTTTATCATCGCCCAGGCTTTTTTAAATTCTGGCCAAGATGTTTCGATTGCTTGGTTTAATTCATCTTTTATTACTACAGGTTCTTCAATAATGATTCTATTTCTACAATCGCCTGTATTCAGTGGTTTCTTGTACTGAAAAGGACGCATACTAATCACCGACCAACTTAATTTCTTCTAATGCTTTATCAACACCTAAACTATTAATCTGACTTAAAAAATTCTTATCAAAATACTCTAAGGCATCGTTATAGACATAACGAGAGCGTTCAAAGACTAATTCCTTGAACTCCTCGTCAGTATTTATATCGTAATCGCCACAAACTCTCAATAAAGACTGATTAGACGTAGAAAGGGTACGCTTTAGGTTATCGTCTTCCTCATCGCCTAAGTGCATCCTTTCCTTAAACTCTTGCAATATTTCATCTGAAATTGTTGCGTTTCTCATTCACTTCACCCTTTATTTAGATTTTGTTTCTGATGGTGGTGTAAATGAAATTTCTAAATCGTAAATAAGAGCCGCTTTATTATCTTTCGGTTTCCCATTAGCAAATTGTTTAATTGTATAAAGTGTAGCATCTTCGAAAGCTAATGTTTGATCAAATTCTTTTAGCTTGTATCCACCTGCGATTGCAGCAATATATTGTCCTTTTACAAAGAATAATGCTTTACCAACAGGCACTTCCTCACACTCGACGGGTTTAATGTTATAAGGTAATGCCATTACCCATTGACCTGTTGCGGTCTGGATTGTATTACGTGCTTGTACGCCAATCGCATCAATCGGGTTCACTACCATTACAATTTTATTTAATACTTTTCTGGATTTTCCTTTTGCATCAACAGATAAAGCTTTTACTACTTCATAAAGTTCACCTGCTACAATTACCCCTTTATCAGACGGAGCAAATGTTAGTTTACCAGAAGATTTTTTATCAGTAACAGCACCTGTTTCTGGATTTACATCTTTCATTAAACCAACTGGTTGATGTGCTACAGATCCGCCACCATTAATAAAGCCAAATTCTAAACCGACAGAATATGTTTCTACTAAAACAGTTCGAACATAACGTTCAATCCATTCCGGTCCCAGTTCCTTCATGTCATTCGGAATTGCTGCAAATGCAGTTAATTTAAGTTGACCAATTTTTTCTTGTTTGAAGATGGCATCAATTTGCCCACGGATTTCACCGAATAATTCGCCCCATACATATGCCTTCGTTGCATCAGAATAAATAAACTTCGTAACTGCTCCTAAATCTTGCAAACCAATTTCAGCTAATAAGGGATGTTCTGTAACTAAATCTTCAAACACACGCTCTTGAGTCGTTACAGGAAGAATTGAGCCATCTGTAAATCCACCTTCTTTAACAACTGCATTGAAGAATTTTGTTTCTGCTGAAGTTAAAACATTTTGACCACGTTGCTGTAAAATTGAACGATCAAGCATATCGTTATTTACTTGTTCACGAACAGTATTTGCTACATCTGTTTGTAGTGCATCAAAGAAACCTTCAAACGCTGACGTCTGTTCTTGTTCTGTACTTTCCGCGTTAGTTAAAGTATCCGTCAATTTTGCTTTTGCCTTATTAAATGCTTCAGATTTATTAAATTTAATAACCATTATGTGTTTCCCCCGTTTTTTATAATTTTAAAAGGAGCCCTTTAATCCCACTGTTTTTTACAGGTTTAGGATTCGGCTCCTTTGGTTGTTCTTCTATATTGTTTTGTAAATCATTCAGGATTTCATTTTTCAATCCTGATAATGCTGCATTTAAATCTTCTTTTGTGATTCCTTGGCCTTTGTTCATGGTTCCATTTCTAAAACCATCTATTACTTTTTGCGGAAGCATGGCAGCAGTAGCCATTGAAGCTGTCATTTTAACTGGATTCTCCATAAACATGATTTCATCCGCGAAATTGTTTTCTAATGCTTGTTGCGGACCCATCCAAGTTTCTTCAGCCATCATGTTAAGTAGTTCTTCCTCTGATTTACCACTTTTAATGACATAGGCATTTACAATTGCTCGATCTGTTATTTTTAACATCTCAGCCGCCTTTTCCATGTCACGATGATCTCCACCATGCCACTTAGCAGCGTTGTGAATCATGATTTTTGCTGTTGGAGAAATTCGAACTTTATCACCTGCCATAGCAATTACAGAAGCCGCACTTGCTGCTAAACCAACAATTTGAACTTCCACATGACCAGGATAATTTTTTAATGCTGTGTAAATTTCCGAACCCTCATCTACATAACCACCAGGACTATTGATTGATACAATTAAATCCTCACTATTTGCGTTATCCAATTGTTTTGTAATCTTACCTGGGCTTGTAGCATCCATTTCAAACCAATCATAAATCCAAGCTTCATCATTCGAAATAATTGGTCCTTTAACGTCAATTTTCACCGTCATTTGTATTCTCACCTCCTTCAGATTCAGTTAGTTTCGTATAGTTTTTCGTAATATGATGTGTATTTAAGTTAGTATCATCAGAAACCTCATATCCTACTTCTAATCGAATCTCATTCCCTGTAAATGCACTTGAAGAAATAAGTTTATCGATGCTTGTCGCAAGGTCAAATATACTTTGATAAGAAACAGCTTTAACTTCAATTTTTTGACCTGAAAGATATTCTTCTTCTTCAAAAAATTTAACGTTTGCTTCATCAGAAATCTTTTTTAATAAAGGTTTCACTGTGAAAAGCATATAATTTTTCGTTTGCTTCTCAACATCAGCCATTTCGCCATATATCAAAGCAGTTGGAATACCAAAAGCCATTGCTACTTGATTTAAGAAGCCATTTGTTACTTTATTAATTTCCTCCACACTCTGCCCTGAACTTGCTCCACCTGACGTTTCAGCATACTTAAAACCTGGTTGTTGTGGAATGATAGCGACATCTTTTTCTCCAATCGCTTTGTACATGTTATCAATGAACTCTTGCAGTTTTGATTGGTGTTCTTTGCTCTTTGCAGCGAGCATGTCCATATCAACTGTTCCGCGAATTTGATTCTTACGTTTTTGAGAACTTAATATTCTACCGAATAAATCACCATAATCAGTAAACAAACCATCGATAAGAGGTGATAACTTATCATTCCTGTATCTTAAATGAATGATTTCACTTTGTTTAAAACTTCTCTTAAACTGATAATCTTTTACAGTGACATTTGTAAAAGTATCTTCAAACACAGCATATTCGTTATGTTCAAAGTCATCAGCAATAAGTAGATCACCATCATCCGCTTGGATAATCAAAGCTTCATTATCATAAATAAGTTTATAAATAAAACTCTCCCAAAAAGTACTTGCTGTCATATTCTTATTTGGTCTAACATTTAATCGGTAATAAAGCTCATCCTTTTCAAATTCTTCACCGTTTTTCACTCTGAATTCCGACTGACTTATTGTTCTTCCTAAAAAAGAAATACATGTATCAATCGCTAGTCGCTTCATATGGACTCTATTTGCTTTTTCAATAAACATTTCCACATCAAACATAAATCCTACTTCACTATTTCTTTTAAATACTGCGTCCAACCATCCAATGATTATCACCCCCTTTATTAGAATTTAATACCGTCTAACATAAAGTCGAATTCATCCACAAGAATGTTATCCGCTTGCCATAATGCATGGATAAAGGCTTGGAATCCATCTGTTTTTCTCTTAAATTCATCTTTCTTCAAATATTCTTTGTTGCCGTCTTTTTTGATGTGGACGTAGACGTTATTGGTGTACCAACGCATTAATGGATTATTACCAAAAATAATACGATTGTTTGCAAATAATGTTTCAACTCGTGGAGCTAAAAGTGAATGAATCGCTTTTGGATTACGAATGTATAATAATATGAAACCTTCAGCTTCAAGTGCTGTCTTAACAAGATCAAGACGGAAAGTATCAGCTACTATTGTGTTAAACCCGTATATCTCACGCATTTTTACAAACCAATCTACAATATGAGAGATATTAATAACTGGTTCATCCACAATAGTTAGTAAGCCATCTTCAGACCATTCATAAATAGGTGCTTTTAATTTCACCTTGTCCAAGAATCCTTTACGTACAAATGAATGACCTTTCCATATATAATCTTCACCGTGTTTAAATAGTAAACCGACTGCCGCAAAGTCTTTGATGCTGGCGAAGTCAAGTCCGCCTACAGCTACTTTATGTTTTAAATCTGGAACCTCTCTGAGCGTTTCCCCATCTTCTTCAAAACCAGTACGCATGATTTCTTCCCATGAAGCTACAGATTTTGTTAAATCTGTTTCAGGATAATTCATACGTTTTGTTATGAATTCTTCACGATTTGAAGGATTATTTTCTAATTGTTTATATTGAGTTAATACCTTTTTAAATAATTGTTTAGCATAAGAACTTCTCGGCTCACTAAACATTGGATTCGCTTTTTCCCATACATCAGGATTATCAATTTCTTCTGGATTATCTATCTTGCAAATAAAAGGAAATAATGGATCTTCTAAATCCTTTCCCTTTAGAATGTTCATCGCTCGCTCTTTTGTTTTATCCAGGAATCCGTCGCGAACAAAGCCATCTGTACCAATAAAAAATTCTCTAGCATTTGGTACTTTTCCAAGTCCACTAGAGAATACATTTACTACATCAAAGTTTTCATATCGATGTATTTCATCGTAAATAACACAACCGTCACGAAGTCCATCTTTAGAACCAGCATTAGATGTATGATATTGCATAATGCTTTGAGTATCGTTACTCAATATCTCTACCTTGGTTCGATAAAACATATCCTCTAGTATTTCTTTTCCTTTAATAGCATCATAGACTTCACGAAAAGAAACTTTAGCCTGCTTCTCGTTGTTTGCCACAATTGAAACATTGTATCGATCTATTCCATGCAGCGGACTAATAAAGAAATGGCATAATGATGAAATTAAACCGTTTTTACCACCACCACGAGCCATCATAATTAAAAATTGCTCGTAAAAAACAGAATCATCTTCTTTATAGAAAAGAAAAACAAATGCTGTTAGGAACTTTTGAAATGCTTGCAATTCAAAGTACCATTTCTCAGTGAATTTTATATAGTCCTCATGCATTTCATTATCGAAATACAAATCATCGCGTATTAAAATGTATTTCTCCAGGTACTCAATTAGCATTATGCGCTCTTTATTCAGCTTAATTTTCCCTGCGCGATACATCTCAATATATTCAGTGACATATTTATTTTGAATCATGTTAAATCTTTAACTGAGCGCACAGGTTTTGAAGGAACTTTCTTTTCTTCTGCCGATGCTTCTAATCCAAGTGCATCTAAAATCTTTATCATTCGATCATTTGTTTTATGTAAATCATTAATAGAAGGATTGGATTTCGGACCATGCATGCCAGATACTTTTATTCCTGTTTCTTCAATATCATCAACAAGAATACACTTTATATCCCACAACGATAAATAGTCTTGAATTAAGTCAGTATAATGATTACCTACAATCTTTTTTTCTTTTAATTGATTTGTTAGATCCTTTTCAATCCTTTTTCTCATTGTTTCACGCTTCACTCTAGCCACAATATCCCTCCCTTCTGATTTACATCGTTTTCCAATTTGATATAACGCGCGAATTTGGTTATAAATTTGAAAAATCGACCCCCTCCTCCGGTGCCCCATAGAGCAATTTCTAATGAAATATTTTAAGGGGGGGCACTGTTTCTGAATCATTTTCACCACTTTTCATCGTGTTCCCATTTGTTGATTTTCTTTTTGAATGTTCTACCGTGTTCTTTATTATGGCAATCCACACAGACTGTTTCTAAATTGTCTATTTCTAATGCAAGTTCTGGATGATGTTCTAGTTCTTTTATGTGATGGACAACGAGTTGAATCTTCTTACGCTTTGCACTCTCACTGTATTCATTCGTGTCTGTTTGGACACAACCATTTCGTTTACATTCTTGGCATTCATAGTTGTCACGCTTCTTTACTTGCTCTCGTATACTCTTCCACTCACCACTGTCATAGAACTTACGCTTCTGTTGTTTGGTTTTATATTCTTCCGTCCGCATATATCAGTTCCATTTCTTCTTCCACAATAGGATAATTGTGCTGTATGATCTTTGTGTTAATACGTTCCTCGGTATCTTCTACATGTTCGATATGAATGTAAGTACCTGATCTACGATTGTAGTTTGTCTTCCAATCAAAGCTAATCCTTACTCTTCCCTTTATCTCTTTACCTTTGTACAGTACAACAGGAACAGCATTGATACCTGATTGTACAATTTGTAATAAGGGTTCTACACTCTCGTTAGATTGTTTGTACTTCCCTAGCTTAAACATATCTACAAAAGCACCATTACATTTCGGACAAACAGTTACTTCTTGATATTCATCTTCTGGCGAATGATACGTTTTAATTTGATAGTCACAAACTAAACAACATCTAGAAACCTTACTCATCTATCCTCACTCCTTACCATTCTCCTAATAACTCACGTAACTTCGGATGTTTATATTCATACCAGTTATAACCCATTGATAATAGTGGTACGAGTTCTTCTTGATATGTTTCTAAAGCTTCTTCATCACTCATTTGCCAATGATCCTTCAAATGTTGTAATGAATAATTCATATGGAATTTTTCGATACTCTCACGCCAATTAACTAATGTATTGATTAAGTAATGTCTAGTCATTGACTTCAATCACTCCTGGATTAATTCTTTCCTCACGATATTGAATATCAAGACACTTTTCATAAAAGAATGTAGCAGATACATCAATAGCTACTTGCCCACCATCAGCAAAGAATGTTTGCGTTTCACTCCCTAACACTTGATACTTATGCTCACACATTACCCTTACCCCTTATCATCCCTTAACAAATAAGACCAGAAAATCCTTGAACAAAAAAAGAGTGCTTTTCTTCAAAGCACTCTTCCAAAGGAATTTACCAATCTCGACGCTTATCATGATCACAGTCATGATGCTGATTACGTCTGCGACGACATTCATCACAATCGCAGTCACGATCACGTCTGCAACGACAATCGTTAAAATCTCTACGTCTGCGTCTACAGAACATTAAATCATCCCAAAATCTATCACAATCTCGAAAATGTCTGAAATTACCATTACATCCCATAAATTTGATTACCTCCTCTTAAAAATAGAACTTCATCATATTCTATGTTTAAAAGTCAAAAACAGCTTGTTTACTAGTCTATAGTTTCTACCTATCTTTACTTAACAATAAATAAGACGCTAAACCGATCACGGCAGCGCCTACGATAATTGCTATTGGTTTAATCATTATTCCACTGATAATCCTAAATCACGTTGAATTCCTGAAAATGAATATCCATGTGCAAATCCTATAATACGAATACCTGAAGCATATCTATGTTCTAAATCATCATTATATGTTTTCTTATAATACTCTAATTTTGCAGCGATATTATGCTTACTATTGATAATCACTTCATCACTTAGGAATCCGGTCACTTCAATTACAACAGCAACATACTCCGCCCTCCATCCACAGCTTCATTAAAACACTTTTCTAAACTTTCTAATGTTAAATCCATCATTCATCCTCCTCCAAAATAAAAAGCACCCATTCGGATGCTTTTTTCATTAAGTATTAATTTGTACTTTAACTACGGTAATTGAAGTTTTATTCTTCTTCCAACCACCTAATGTTGTTACGTTTCTCTGCACCAACATTATTAAGTAGCTGGAAGAAGAGCAAAAGCTCTCCTTAATAATGGTATCATTCAATCGTTACCATCTGCTGGTTTCGGATTTTATGTGCCATCATTACGAACCGTTTAGAATTTTAGAAACAACATAGTGAGTTGTGTTTCCCGCCACTTCCCACAATACAAATATAACACGTTAATTCCAAAATAACCGACACATTTCCTGCCAAAAAGCGGTCACGACTCTGCCAACCTTTTCATAGTTCAAATTTTTCCACTGCATCTGTTAATTCCACTGGTACACCAAATATACTTTTTTTCATTTCTGTCATTTTCTTTTTAATAATCCACTTTGGATAATTCAATTCTTCTAAAACATTTCTAAAATAAGTTGGATTTAGCTTTAACACATCAGGATTTTTTCCAGTATTCCTTTTGTATCTAATTATTACTTCTAATAGTTCTTCATTTAACATGAATCACCATTACCTCCCCCTTACATTTTATATTTATGTATATACACCATTCAATTCCTTGATACTACCACTTACCCATATCTTATATTTTGTGTAACTAAGCCAAATGCCACAGCCTTTGATATTCATAGCTTCATAACACTTCCTCTTTTGAGTTACACAACACAATAAAAATGAGTAACTGTATAGAATGGGGTAGAATAACATGGCTACCAATTTAAAGTTTTAATGTACTCCAAATATAAAAATCCACTGCATTTAATTACTTTAAATAGTCAGTGGATTTTTATTTTTAGCGGGATTTTATTTTATTAGCTTGATAGTGATGAGATACAGCCAAAATTTCAAAAATTTTGTATGCTAAGAGAATTTCAACCTAAAAAGTTGGATTCCTATACGTTAAATAAAATGAATAAAGTCTTTTACACTCTCTTCTTTAAGAACGTTTCCATAATATCCTTCCTGAATCTTTCATAATCAAACTGAAAAGCTACATTATGCGTTTTATAGCCTGGATTAGTAACGAAACGAAAGTCTGCAATGCTTTGACCAAATCCTTCCCCTTGATCAGGAATTACTTTAATGGGTACCCTTGAAAGACTAACAGCCTCTTGATTCAGCAAATACCACACCGTTACAAAATCATGCATAGGACTTCCACTTATACCAGGATTAGACTTGGAGTAGAAATTATAATAATAATCTAGCATAGGTTTGATGATGAGTCCTGCAAGATCCTGTGTATTTCGATGAAATGCATCGATTTGCTGGACCATTTCGGGTGTAACAATCGCATGTTGGGTCACATTTAAAGGAATAATTGTCAAGTTCTTTGCATGTTGCAGAATTAAGTTTGCTGCATAAGGGTCTGCGTGAAAATTAGCTTCAGCCACAGCAGTTACGTTACCTGGATAGAAAAAAGCTCCCCCCATGCAAATGCATTCTCTTACATTTCGCATTGTTTCTAAATTCAATACAAAAGTCGTAGCTAGCGAAGAAAGTCTTCCTAAATTGATAATTGTAAGTTCTTCTAAATTCGATTCTATAATTTGATAAATATCATTTAAAGGATAAACTGGATATGAAATTTCAGGTGGAATAATAGGTCCTAATCCAACTTTTCCATGTACCTCAGGGAAATACTGAATCAATATACCTGTCAACGGTACAGAAGCACCAAGGAATACAGGTATTTCTTCTCTTCCCGAAATGTACTTTAAATAGTTAATATTACTAATTACATTTTCTCTTGATACATTTCCATAATCGGCCACGATTCCTACAAGTTGAATGTCTTTACGAAAAAAGGTGTACAGTATAGCAAACGCATCATCAATCCCTAAATCTGTAAACAGGAGAACCTTTTTTTGCATATCTCTTCCTCCAAAATTTATAGAATTCTACTTTCGCCAATGATGTAGTGATTAGACTACGCTTGTATATATATTTTTTATGTATTCTTAAAGAGTGGATTCTATTCACTTGAAATAGCTTTGCTCATCTAAATTTGATTTTATGTTCAAGCGTAAGTTTCTGTTCTTAAGTCGATAAGCATGTGTTACTATCCTTGAACAAAAAAGCAATGATTAGATTTTAAACCTAGTCATTGCTTTATCCATTGCATCTTGGTTTACTCCTATATATCTTAACGTTACTCGTTCACTTGAATGATTGAATATCTCCATCAGCAAAGCTATGTTCTTTGTCTGCATGTACATATGATATCCAAATGTCTTACGTAATGTATGTGTCCCAATCTCTTCTAAACCAAACTTTGCTGCTGTGGTACTAAGTATTTTATATGCCATGCTTCTTCCGATTGGTCGATTCTTTCCTTGTCTGCTCTTAATTAAATACTCATAGTCTTCCATATCTTCAATGTACCACTTTAACTCTCTTCTTAATGCTGCAGTAATCCGAATACGTTTCTGCTTACCTGTCTTCATTTCACGCATTGATATATGGCTGCCATTTAAATCTCCAACCTTCAGTTTTAAAATATCACTAATACGTAGACCTGTATTAATTCCCATTACAAACAAAATATAATTGCGTTCATTCTTTTCTTTTAGATATTCTTTAATTTGTTGTATTTGCTCTGGATCACGTATCGGTTGAACAAAATTCATTATTTATTACCTCCAGTTTCTTCTGTCTCATAAACTTCTAATCCTAGT